CTAAGACAGCGCTGCGATCACGTGCTCGATGAAATGATCTTCGACGTTCGGCACTGGCAGTGACGGCACGCCGATTGAGATCAGGGGTGCCGGATGTTGCCACGAGTAGATGAGGCGCGGCACGAGCGGCACGATGTCTTCGCCATTACGGTACAAGTGTACACGGACGCCGTGCGCCTGCAATAGTGCTGCGAGCGTCCCGTCGACGCTCACGCGCGGCGGCTCGAAGCCATACACGGCTTGCGGCGCATGACCTGCTTGGCAGAGCTCGGCTGCGAACAGGATCGCGAGCGCCGCGCCCTCGCTATGTCCGACCGTGACGGCCGGCGGCGGCAACGCGAGCAGTGCGTCGCGGACTGAGCAGAAGGCGCGCCAGAAGCCCGCGTGTACTTCTCCAAGGCCGTCGACCATAATGGTCTCGACGTCGAGATCGGCGAGCCAGCAGGCGAGGTTGTCGGTGCCGGGAAAGGCGACGACGTCGCCTTCGACAATCGCCCGTGCGGCACCAGACTCGATACCGATTTGCGGTGGCGATGTGTACGCGCGTTGCGCGAGCTTCGCAAAATCGAGCGGTGTCATGCTGAACATGATTGACATTCGTGCGTTAGGTGGTGCGTTACACTGCTGTTCAAGCCGGCCACCTGAGCGAGGGGAGGATCGGCCCAGAGGCCCTCGGAATTCCCCCCGGATTCCGGGGGCTTCGCCGTTTAATGCGAACCTTTCGGGCAGTTCTTCGCAACCGCAAGATCGTGCGCGAGGATTTGCTGCTTGGTCTCGAACGTGTCGGCTGGCGCGGCCGTAATGGGTTTGACCCAACTACACGCGGTATCAATGACACGTAGAGTTGGCATCGACGACATCGCGCATGCCGCGACGAAGGGTAGCGTCACGAGAAGGGCAAATATGCGCATGACGATCTACTTCTTGCGTAGCGCATCGAGCGCGGCAAGCTGCTGATCGATGGTCTCGGGCGTCATGGCCTGAGCCTGCTGCTGTGCGTCCGACGCGTTTTCGACCGCTCGCGTTTGCGCCTCGGCTGCTACGGCGTTGCCCCGTTCAACTTGCTGCTGCGCTTGCGCGACTACCGCATCGGCATGTGCCTTCGCCGTCCGTGCCGACTTCGTTTTCACCCATCCGAACATCACCCCACCGGCAATACCCAGCACGCCGAATACGGCCGGCCAGAATTTTGCGAACAGCGTGACAAGCAAGGTCGACATGACGGACTCCTAGACATCGAGCTCGGCGAGCCGGTGCGCGTTCATGATCGCGATCACCTTGTCGGCGTACTGTGGATCGGTGGCGTAGCCTGCCTTGGCAATCGCTTTCGCGAAATCCGCTCCCGACGTACACGCGAACGCTGGTGCGTAGCGCGGATTGCCGACGAGAAATGCCGCATGATCGTCGATGCTGCCCTGCCAGTCGGCATACGCACGGAAATTCGCGGTGATCGCGATCGATTGCCCGTGCACGACTTCGTGCGTCACTTGCGAGGTGACCGGCCCGCGCCAGGACGCATCGGCCTTGATGCCGAACAGATTGAAGCCGGGTGCACGCTTGCCCCAGCTCGATTCGAGCGCGGCCTGTGCAATGGTGACGCTCGCCGGCACGTGTGACTGCTTCATGCAAGCCCGCGCGGCTGGCGCGATCGCAGCGATGAAGTCGCCTGGCGTCGCGAGGATCGGCGGCGCAGAGACCGCTACGGGGTCACCTGCGGGGGGCGCAGGTGCGGCAGGGGGAACGGGAGCGGGTGATATTGGAGCGGTGAGAGGGGGCGATACAGTGGGCGGTGGCGGCTGTTCTGCACCGAAGTGCCACGCGACCCATGCGAGGAATTCACGGAGCATCGCCGTTCTCCTTGCCGCGGTCGAATTGCAGCACGCGCGCGACAGCAACGAGCACGAAGCCGCCGGTCGCGATCCAATGCGACCAGCCCTGCGGCAGCGACGCCTTGAGATCGTCGGGAATGACGCCCCACGCGCTGAACAGCGCCGGCCCCGCGCCGAACAGCAGCGCCATCAAGCCGGAGAGTTGAACGGAGCCGAAGTGGTGGGCGCGGTGCCAGTCATCAATGAGTTTCAGTTTCATCGCCGATCTCCGAGGGGGCTTTCGATTCGCCGAAGTAGAACGCGAGTGCGCCTTTTACCTCGGCGAACCAGTAGGCAATGAGTGCGCCGACCGTCAGGCTGGCCGTGGAATTCTTCAACAACTCACCGGAGACGCCGCTCAGGATGGCGGCGACAATGCCGAGCGCACCGGCCAGCAGCACGAAGATGATCGCCGGCCGAACCCACTCGTGAGTCGAATGTGGGGTATGTGCTGGCGGCGTAGTGGGGTCGGTCGGCGGGAATGCTGGACTCGGGCCGTTCGTCATGGGCGACGGCGGCAGCGCCTGTATCAACGCCTGCAAGGCCAGCAGTTTGTCGTGGGTCTCGGGATCATCGGCCAGCTCGGCCGCGACCGCCTGCGGCGTCGCATCGGTGTCGAACATCGCAGCGATCAGTGCGCCGGCAGATGCACGTGCCGGACCGTTCAACAACGCGCCGAGAAGCGGTGCAGCCTTGCCGACATTGTTTGCTAGATCGGACCAGTCCATGATTGCCTCACCCGATCTTGACGATCGACATATAGCCTTGCAGCGAGAGCGGTGTGCTGTTCACGGAACCCAGCACTTTCGCGAAGCCCATCCACAGCGGATAGCCGGGACCGAAGCTTTGTACGCCACTGAGCATGAGTGGCCCGAAAATACTGCCGCCGCCGGGCGTCGAGATCGTGCCCTGCGCCATATCGGGGTAGCGCTGGACGGCATTCTGATAGACACCCGGATACGCATACGCTTGCCCGACGCCAAAGAACATTTGTGCCGGCCATTGATACGTGTCGTTGCTGGGTGCAATGATTTTGGCGCTGCCCGAGACGAGATAGACGCCGCTCGGGATGGTGATCGTGCCGTCGCTATTGACCGTATATTGAAAGCCGTTCGACGCATTGGTGCCGACGTGGAAATCGAGCTGATACCAGTTCCCTTGGTCAATGCCGCGTCCGCCATTGGCTTGTGCGGAGTTGCCGAGCTCAATGGTCAGAACCGGCAGCGTTCCGGGCAAGCTGGTCGGTTTGTTCAGAATCTGCGCAACACCAGACGTCGCGTTCCAGTCAGCGTTGACTTGGGCGGCGGGGATGGTGGGCTTGTTGAGAATCTGCGCAACACCTGAACCTGCATTCCAATCCGAATTTACCTGTGCGGCCGGAAGGGTGGGCTGGTTGCTCAGGTCGTTGTAATTGCCGCTAGTTGCGACGGCAGCGAGTGTCGGCTTGTTCAGGATTTGTGCGACACCCGATCCCGCGTTCCAATCGGAGTTGACCTGCGCGGCGGGAATCGTCGGTGTGTCGCTGAGATCGCTATAGCTGCCGCTCGTCGCGACGGTCGCCAGCGTTGGGCGATTGAGAATCTGCGCGACACCCGAGGTGGCATCCCAGTCGGAGTTCACCTGCGCAGCGGGAATCGTGGGTGTATTGGACAGATCCGTGTAGCTGCCACTCGTCGCGACCGTCGCGAGCGTCGGTCGGTTGAGGATGACGCCGGGTCCGCTTGATGCATTCCAGTCGGCATTCAACGGTACCCAGCCCTGTGCGCTACCGTCGGTCGCATCCGGATTCGTCGCATTGTTGTCGACAGTGTTGAACCAGAACCCGGAGAAGTCCGAGCGCAGCAATATTGCGCCCTTCGGATAGCCGCCCACGTTCTGGTTGCCGGAGAACGTCGGATCGTACACGTACCCGCCGCCTGCCTGCGACCAGCGCGCGATGGCTGAAAGCGCGAACAGCACCCCGTTCATATCCTTGCCGAACGGTGGAATGCCGCCCTGCAACGGGTCGGTCATCGTGAGCGGCGGGAAGCCATCGTTGAACGATGCCGCACCTTTGGTGACGCTGATCTGCGATGCCTCTGGAATCGCGTTGCGATTGCCGTTCAAAGCGAAGGGCGTCGGAATGCGTGCCGGATTGTCGGTCGATTTCATGATTTACCACCCAACGGCCTGCATGTCGGCCGCCGTTGTCGCCGCCGCGAGCGCGGCTTTGCGATCCTGCAAGCGCTGGAATGCCGCCCAGCCCTGCGCGAGCATCGCAGCATAGAGTCCCTTCAGGTCGGCCAGCGTGAACGGCACTTGCGTATTGTCGGCCGCTACCCAATAGAATCCGTTCGGCACGGCGCCAGCCAGGTCGTAGCCTTGTGTGGCAATCTGTAGCGTCTGCTGGCTGCGACTATCCGCCTGAAATGTTTGCGTGACGGCCGCAGCGGTCGTGAATGAAACGGACTGTTGGGTTGCCGCGAGGTACGCGGCGAGCAACATCGCACCTTGCATCGCGCGGACCTGATCGAGCGTCGGCGCGGCCGGCGGGGGCGGGGACGTGAGCGCATGGGGCGGCACGGCGTCACCGATCGCAGTGATCGTATGTTCGCTGCCGTCAGCGAGCCAGTAGGTCGTGCCGCGGAAATCAGGCAACACCTGCCATTGTCCGTTGACGATCACGGCGACTTCGTGTGCCTGCACAGCGGGCTGATTGTCCGGTGTGGCGACGGTCGATGCGGTGAGCGGTGGTGTCGGAGATGATGCCGGCACGATCGGCCGCACCGTCCATGCACCGCCGACGAACACCGCCGCGTTCGTCGATGGATCAAACGCGGGCGGGGGCACGAGCGTTGCGCCGGGTGGCAATAGCGCAGTACCGGGCATGCTCGGGTCTTCCTGCACGAGCGTCGTGCCGACGAGCACGCCTTGCGCATCGCACTGATACGCGGTCACGAGATTCGTCATGGCGTCAGTACTTGATGATGAAATTCACGGCGAGGTTCTTGCCACGCGTTTCGGCGTCGCCGTTCCATTGCAGCGAAATGTTCGTTCCGCTGCCGTAAATGCCGATCCCGGTTCCCGATCCGAAGATGCCGATATTGGTGCCGGCGACGGAGGTCGGCGGCGTTGCCGTATTGATGACCGTGTAGCCTTCGAGCGTTGCGACGGTCGGACCGTTTGGTGGGCCGAAGCCGGTTGCTGCGTTATTGATTGCCGTCCAGTGCGAGTGGCCGGGGTCGTTCAGACCGTGGCTGTGGCCCGGATCGGCGACGCCGTGTGCGTGGCCGGGATCGTTGACGCCGTGCGTGTGCGACCCAAAGCTGTCGCCCTGATAGCTGCCGAGTGCGCGCCCTGGATCGAGGCCACGACCGTTGTCCACGCCGCGTAGCGCGAGCCCGCGCGTATCGGGGAGGTTGAAGGTTGACGCGCCATCACCTGCACCGTAGAGCGTGCCGATCGTTGCATACAACCCTGCAAAAGTGGTGCGCGAGATGGCCGCGCCGTTCGCGAGCAGGAAATCGGGCGGCACAGCGGAGCCTGCAAACGGCAACAGCGTGCCGGTCGGCACAAACGCACTCGGTACGTTGACCAGATCGGTGTAACTTCCGCTGGTTGCCACGGCGGCAAGGTTGGGCCGGTTCAGAATGCGTCCCGGTCCGCCCGTTGCGTTCCAATCGGCATTGAGCGCGACCCATCCGCGCGCACTATCGTCGGTGGCATCAGGGTTGGTCGTATTGTTGTCCGCTGTATTGAACCAGAAGCCAGTCAGATCGGCGCGCAGTAGAACCGCCCCTTTGGGGTAGCCGCCGAGATTCGGATTGCTCGCGAAGGCAGGGTCATAGGCGAACGAGCCGCCGGCTTGTATCCACCGGGCGATGGCCGACAGCATGAACAGGATGCCGTTGAAGTCCTTGCCGTCCGGCGGGATGCCGCCCTGCGTCTTGGGCTGCATCGTATTCGGCGGAAAGCCGTCATTGAGCGAGGCGGCGCCCGCGACAATGCCGATCTGAGACGCTTCCGGAATGGGGTTCTTCAGGCCGTTCGTCGCGAACGGCAGCGTGATCAGTGCCGGAGTTTGATTAGCTTGCATTGAGCGCACCGCTGGAGAACACGCCCTGATTGAACGGCTGGAAATCTTCGAGGGCGTTCGAGAAACCGAACACGTCGTCGTTGGCCTCGACGAGGTTGCACAGCACGCCAGTCGGACGGGGCAGCACGCCGGATTGCGTGAGGATCGCGACTTCGAGAATCGACAGTGGAAACTCGAACACGTACTGCATGGTCATGCGGCCGGTATCGAGCGTATAGCAACGCCCGCGTCCGGCGAACAGGTACGCAAGCAGCTTGTTCAACGACGCGCACGAACAGTCGGTAATGTTCGCCATCGCCTTGGTCATGATCAGCGTACGGTAGGGCTCGGTGCCGAGCGTGACGGTACGCACGACAGGCGGTGAGCCATCATTGAACACGCCGAAGTTGAACGGCTGCACGCCATCGGTCGGCGTCGTCGCATTGAACGCTTCGGCAAAGCCGAACTGCGCCGGCGGGAGCGCTGCCTGCACGCGGCGCGACACATTAACGATGCGCCCCCAGATGTCGAGGCCGTGACTATTGGCGGTCGCGACGTTCCAGATCGTGTCGTAGAACGCGTCGAGGTCGGCGGCCGGATCGATACACTGGTCGAGCTGGTCGATGAGCGCCGTGATCGTCGGTGCATTCGCGTACTGCGCGAGCAGCGTCTGTTGCCAGTTCTGCATGGCGACCGCTTGATCAGACCTGCGTGACGAGGATGTTCGACGGATCGAGCGTCGGATACTGATCGATGCCGAACGCGAGCGATGTCTGGTTCACGGCAAGCGGCGCGGTGCCGAGCGCAATCTCATAGATGTTCACGTTCGGATCGGTCGCGGCGACGCCCGCGTAATATCGACCGGCATATGTCGTTGAGCCGATTCGAGCCTTGATCCCGCCGTCCTCACCGTTGAATGCGGCGACGATCGCTTGTTGGATCAGCGTGCCGATGTTCGCCGGCAACTGGTCGTTCGCCTGTATCTGCACCGCGAAATAGCACTGCACGGGCGCGGGCGTCATCCACGTGACGGCGTACTGTGGCTGCGGTTGGTCGTAACTGGTGTCGTCGATGACGAACGATGTATTGCCGTTGTAGTCGCAGCCGGGGGCCTTCTTGCTCCAGATGGCCGCAGCGATCGCAGCCGGCGTGCCGCCGACGACGGACACGAACAGCGAATGCGGCAACAGCGGATATTTCGTCGCGCCATACATTTTCACAATGCCGGTCGGGTTGTCGATCACGAACGCATCGAGCACGTTCGGCACCGATAGCACTGCGCCGTAGACGGACTGGACGCTATTGACTGCGTTGACGGCGACCGACAGGCGCCGACGCGCCTCGAATGCGGCGCGTGTCTCGACATTCTGGCCGGGCGTGCCGGCTGTTGCGTTCGTGACGCGGTCCCATCCCTGCGCGGCGGTGTAGATGGTTGCGAGCGCGCCGATCGGGCAAGCAATCGGGCCGTTCGTTTTGCACTGGAACTGGACGTCGACCGAGCCGGTCGACGGAATCGTCGCGGCGGCGGTCGACGCATACAGGTAACCGTTGACGTCCTGTGCGACGGAGCCGGCCGGAATCACCGCCCCGACAAGCCCGATGCAGGTCGCGGTGACGACGGTGCCGGTCGCGGCGATGCGGTTCAGGAAGTAGATACGACCGATCGCATCCTGCCAGCGCCCGGCGGCGATATCCGGGTCGACCTGGTTGGCGACTTCGAGGACGTCGCTGTTCTTGTCGCCGATGATGGCGGTGAGCGATTGCGCCAGTTGCCCCTGCGGCGAGGTGAGCTGCGGATTGACGCCGCCACCGAACGCCGCGTTGATGTCGGCCTGTACGCCTGCGAGGATAGCGGATTCGAGGGGTACGACAACGCCCGCGTCCGTGAACTGGACGGGCGGAACGTTGGTCTGCATGGCAGCGTGAGGCGCAGGGGCCTCGGCGAATCAGAAATTCACGGACTGCGTCGCGCCGGTTGAATCGGTGACGTCGACCGACCCGCCGAGCTGGCGACCATTGAGGACCAGACTCGTGACGGTGGCCGAGACGACGTTGGGTACGGTGAGCGCCGCGCGGACTATTTCGGATTGCACGAACGACGCGGGCGGCAACTGGCCGAGGATGTTTTGCCAGTAGGGCAGGCCAAGCGTCGTGTCGTAAAAACACTCGGATCGGAACGTGCGGATCGCGCTCGCGGCGTCCTGGGCGATCTGATAGGGCTCAGTGGCGCACGCGATGTCGCCGTTCGCCGTCAGCACAAGATCCCATGCCCCTTGATCGAGTAACCAGGTTTGCACGATGGCGATCATCACAACGGTGGGGTTGTCGTACCGCCTTGCGGATCGTTGTGGACGTGAGCGTGAACGCTCGTGCCCGCCGCGGTGACGTCCTGCCGCACCGTGAGGGGACCGGCCATCGCTGCCGCACCGCCGTTCGGTCCTTCGCCTTGCGTAACCGCGCCATCGAGCGCAATCGCTGGTGCGGCGTTCGTCAGTTCGCCACCCGCTGTCATGCCGATATCGTTCGACGCCTGAATCGCGATCGTCGGCGCCGAGAGGCGAATGCGCGTCGGTGACACGATGTCGATGCCGTCGGCGAGTAGCGCGACGTATTGCTGCGGCACGCCCGACAGCACCGTCGTGACATAAACTGAATCCGACAGGTCGTGCTTGCGCAGACTGCCAGGCGCAGCCGGTGCAAGCGTCGCGCGCGCCGACGACGTATCGCGATCGCAGACCGCGACGAGGCCGATGTCACCGACCTGCGGATCGAGAATGACCGCATTTGCGCCGCCCGCGAGTCGCAGGTAAGGTACGCCGTGAATCACGCCGTGTGCGATCACATTGCCTGCGCCGTCGAGCTGGCCGACGAGCGGCTGCACGTCGCAGGTTCCGGCCGGGTTCACGCCGCCGCCCGCGACTGCGACAACCTTGGCGAGATACGCGGTTCGCACGCGCGCGAGCAATTGCTCGACGATGCTGCGATGCCGCTCGTACTCGCTCGCGAGCGACCACGGCCGAATGCTCGCGACCGCGGCGGCGTTAGTTGGAGTTGACACTCAGATACCCGAGCGGCGACAGATTGAGGATGCTGAACCACGGCCCGTCCGGCGTGAGCGTCGACAGATCGTGATTCGCGCGTTGCACCTGCCACGTACCGGACGCCATTGGTACGCTGGATTGCACGTTGACCTTGGTGCCGAACAGTAGCGCCGGGTTCCACTCGCAACTGACTTCAATCCCGGTCGTCGTGAAGGTCGGATAACCCTTCATGCCGGTGTCGGGAGACAGTGTGATTTCAAGGAAATCCGGCGAGCCGCCGTTCGGCCAGATGTGCATCACCTGCTGGTCGAGCAGCACGAGCGTTTGCGTGGCGCCCGCGACGCGCTCGATCTGGTCCATCAGCGTGCCGCCGAGATACTGGCCGGAGATTTTCGCGGTCACGCCGTGATTCTGAAACGCGAAGCCAGCCTGTTTTGCGAGCCCGCCGATGATGCTGGCGACGTCCTGCGGTCCCGGATACGTGTTCGGCGCAGCGGCCTGAATCCGTTCGAAAAAGCCGCTGGTCGCATTGACGACGAACGATACTTCAGGGCTGCCGGAAAAATCCGGCACGGCCGAGAAAATCGTGCCGACAAAGATCGTATTCAGCAGGCCGCCCGCCGTATTGTTCACATTCCCGGCCATCACCGTGACCTGATCGCCGTTTACCGCCAGGCCAGTGAGGCCACGCGTGGCAAGCGCGCCCATGTCGGCGAGCTTCATGCCGAAAATGCGCAGCGAGAGCGTCGGCATTGCCATCCCGCCGCCGTTGTTCGCGATGTTGACCTGCACACGATGATCGGCGAGATTCAGCAACTGCTCGCCGTTCGGGAACGTTGTTTTCGCGAGCGCGAAGCTCACATCGATGCGGCGTCGGGCGAAGGTCACGGCGTCGTCTCGACGTAAAGCAGCAGCCAGCGCGAACCGAGTCCGGCGTACTGCGGATCGCCGTCGCCCGCCGTATCGACGAACGCGAGATCGCCGTGAAACCCCAGATACGCTTCGCGCACCAGATAGACGCGATTGCGGCACAGCACGCCGGCCATCACGAGTGTGCCGGCGACATACAGGTCGAGGTACAGCCCGGTGCGCTTCTGGTAGAGCGCGAGCCCGCAATTTTGCTGCGCGAGATTGACCGACAGCCGCTGCGACGGCGTCGCGGCCAGTGCGATCGTCAGCATGACGTCTCTACGTCAGGGTGCCCGAAACGGCGGTTTCGAGCGAGGCGGAGACGCCGGACATGACCTGCGTGGCCTCGGTCGAGATGGTGTTGATGATGGTTGAGACCGACTGTTCGGCCTGGCTGTACGCAGCCTTGACGCTCGCAATTGCCTGTTGCAAGGGCGTGAGCTGATTGGTCGGCGACGGGAGGTTGGTCGCGGTACACACCCAGCCCTGATTCTGCGGATCGTTACCGGACGGCTGGGCGGTATTCGCGTAGGATGCCAGCGCGCTGACTCGGATCTCGACGAGATGAATGTCGGCCACGATCAGCGACAAGCCGGACGCGCTCTTGCGCGCGTAGTCGAGTCGATCGATGTTGAAGTTGCGATAGGTTGCGTCGGGCGTGACGACATTGACGAGCGTGAGCGATTGCCAGAGCGTGTCGAGCGTGAACAGAAACGACTCGCGCTTCATGTTGCGACCGCCGCACGATAGCCGCAACGTCAGTTCCTGCGGTTGCGCGACCTTGTTGTAGGCGGAGAACGCGCCTTGCTCGACCGGATAGGTCGCGAGCCGCTGTTCGCCGCGATAGCCGATGTCGACCATCGAATCGGGTGTAACGAGCGCAACGCCGCTGTCGTCGGCGAGCAGCCATTGCGGGGTGCTGTCGAGCCAGCCGAAGTAGTCGAGTCCCTCGATCGCCTGCACGACGCCGGTGCGTACACCGAGCGCGAGTGGCAGGCGAGCGAGATCCGGTACCCCAGCGACGGGGGGCACGTCCGGAAATGGAATCAGTGGCATGGTGTTACGTCATCCCGTAGGCGGCGCCTGCGATGAGTCCGTGCTGCGACAGATCGTGGCGCAGATCCTGCCCGACCTTCGTACCATTGGATGTGTCCGGCGAGACGACGGTAATCTGCCCGACGTGCACTTCGTTTCGATTGTGACTATTGACAGCCGAGTTACCGGAAGTGGCTTGCTGCGCGATGGCCATCGCCGGGCCGACTGAAGGCAGGGCGGTGTCGAGCGAGCCATACAGCGACGTCGCTGCGGCCGAACGTTTCGCCATTTCTTCCTGAGCCTTCAGCGGCCGTTCGTATTTCGACGAGACGATCGCGCCCGCTTCGCCGGCCGTCGTCGCGCGACGCAGCGCTCGCCCGGCCGCCTGTTCACGACCGCGCGTGAGCTCGTAGTGGACGAACTGCAACTGCTCGTCGAGCGTTGAGCCGCGAATGTCGTGACCGAATACGCGCCGGAACTCCGCTTGCCGATCCGCGTGCCACTGTCCGATCCCGTAGGCGGCGCCGTTATCGCCCGAAATGTTCGGCCGGAGGCCGCTTTCGACGTTCAGGTTCGCCGCGAGGCCGGCGGCTTGCTCCTTTGACCAGCCCATGCGCATGAAAGCCGAGACAGCGTCCTTCGCTTTGCCGGGTGCGACATTGCCGGTCGGTGGCAACTCGGCCGCGCTGGCGTTGGTTGAGATGGCGGATGCGAGGTCCTTCGCCGCATCGGTGAGGGCCTTCGACGCGTCGCGCTGGGCTTTCGCTGCATCCTGCAGATCGCCCGACGCGAGTGTCGTCGGATTGTTTCCCGTGGCGAGCGCGGTCGCAATTTCGGCATTGGACTTGCCCGAAATCTTCGCGGCGATCGCGCGCAGGAAGTCGCCCGCGTCCAGATGTGCCGACGCCGCGCGCCAGTCGCCACGCCGGATGTCAGCCTGTCCGGTCTTCGCATTGACGTCTGGCAGGCCCGCCGCCTTCGCGCCTTTCAGCCCGAGCCACGCGAGCACACCTGCCGTTCCGAGCGTACCGAGCAGCCCACCGCCCGCTGCGGCTGCCGCACCTTCACCGGCCGCCGCGGCGCCACCCAGGCCGAACATCCGGCCGACCGCGCCGAGGATCGTGCGCAATCCGCCGAGTGCACCGGTCAACTTCACAATCCCGCCAATCGTTGACGCCGCCATCAGCGTGCCAAAGAGACCTGCTGCCATGTCCGGATGCGCCTGCATCAGCGTATTGAGCTGCCCGAGCATGCGGTTTAATGCGTCGATTGCGGGCGTCAGGTCTGCAAATAGAGTGTCCTTGACGGAATCCCACGTATTTTGCAGCGCCGCCCATGCCTTGCGGGCCGCTTCGGCTTTCTGCGTGCTTTCGTCGGTAACGGCCGAATTGCGGTAACCGGTATTGACCAGCTCCTCGAGCGAGCCGTGTCCCTGGCGCAGCATGTTCAAGGTCCCTTCGTCGAGACCGAGACGCTGCGCCCAGACAATCTGGTCCTGCCGGTTCGGCATCTTCTGGAAGGCCGCCGACAGGTCGAGCAGCACGTCCTTCATTGGCCGCATACGGCCCGAAGCATCGGTGACGTGCACCCCCAGATTCTGCAACGACGCGACGACCGTGTTCGAGACGTCGCCGGCCTTGAACGCCTCGATGCCGCCGAGAATCGACTGAACGGATTTGTCGAAGCCCTCGGCGGTGCCGCCCAGTGCGACCTTCGCTGCCTTGTGCCATGCGTCGAGCTCGCGGGCGGACATGCCGAAATCTTTCGAGGTCGACAGCAGGCGAGATTGGCCGCCTACGACCGAGGTGAAAAAATCCTTGATCGCCGCCGCACCGAAGCTTGCGGCGGTGATGCTCAGAATTTCATTGCGAACCTTCTCGTACTGACGTTCGAGCTTCTTCGCTTCGGCCTCGGCAGCCTTGGCTGCGCGGGTTTGCTCGGCTGCGGCCTGCTTCGCTGCGCGTGCCTGCTCGGTCGCCGCCTTCTGCGCAGCTTTCTCCTGTTGTGCGGCCGCCTTCGCAACGGCGTCGGCTGCCTGCCTGGCTTGTGCCTCCTGCGTGTCAGCAAGATGCGCACCGGTCGCCTCGGCGTCGGCTGCGCCAGACTTGTACGCGGACGCATCGAGCCCAAGCCGGACAATCAGCGAGTCAATGACGCTGGGCATGCTGGGCCTGCGACAGATTGAAACAGTGAACGGCGTGCATTTCGATCAGGTCCCACAGATCCTCGACGCCGTAGATCGTCTGCAATTCAGCGAGTGTCGCGAGACCGCTGTTCGCAACGAACGCAATTGACGGCGGCACGTTCGGATAATCCATACGGCGCACGGTCGGGCCGTCAGGCAGGCCGAAATCGAGGGGCTGACGGCCGACTAAAAACCCGTATGCAGGCGGAACACTTCGCGCCGCAGCGCAACGCGCGTGGCAACTTCCTCGATATCGTCGGCTGTGAGCGCGCGCACGATGCGTGGATCGGCCGGATTCGGCTGGACTTGGACGCAACCGATCATTTCGTCGAGCAGCGGCTCGGCGTCATGGAAGTCGATACGCATCAGCGCTTCGAGGCCAACGCGCGCGATGGCTGCGATCCCTTCGTTCTCGATGCCGGGCGGCAGGTCGATGCCCGCGCGGCCGATCGCAAGCAGTGCACGGATCGCCCATTTCTCGGCGGCGTCGGCTGACATCTCGGTGAGCTGAAACACCTTGCTCTTGTCGCGGCCGTCGGCCGTGACGGTATAGGTGAGCGTCTTTCTCATGTGATCGCACCAATGATGCGTTCGAACGCGATCACGAAGGACACGTATTCGAGGACTTTCTTCGCGTTGACAATCGGGTTGCCGGACTTCAGGATGCCGTTTTGCAGCGTGTACTTGCGCGAGATCGACGGAATGACGATGGTGCCGTTCGCATAAAACACCTCGCGGGCGGTGCGCTGGAACGTCATCCAGTTCTCGAAGATCGGCAGGGACGGAGAATCCGGCATGATCGCGACCTTGAGATTGGCTGGATTGAAGATGAAGCCGCCACTCATATGGCCGTCCACGCCCATTACGATCTCGGCGATCTCGACCGCCTCGGCCGAGAATGCATCGTCGGCCGCATAGCCCTGAACGGTCTGCGGCGTCGGATACAGGTTCGTCACGGCAATGCTGAAGGACGAATTGGCGGAAGTAATGGTCGCCATCATTCACCCCTGAAGAGTCGGATTTCGATGCGGACCGGCACATCGGCGAGCGTCTTGCGCCGTCGCCAGACGTGGCCGGCGAACCAGCACAAGAGCCGCCGGGCCATATCAATTCACCGTGACGGTGATCGATTGCGGCGCATCGTAGGTTGTCGAACTCGCGACGCTGAACGGCTGCGTGACGGTCGTGCCGATTCCCGCGCCCGTTGTGTCGACCGCGTTCGCGGCGGCGAGATAATTGCCGGGCGGCACGTTCACGAACGTGGCGTTATACGGGCTGCTCGCGACCTTGACAGCGTCGATGGCGACGCCGTTGCTGTCGTTAATCGGCTTGCCGGCCGGATCGGTGATGGAAATCTGCACACCGGCTGGCGTGATGCCGCTGGGAACGGCGGTTGGAACCGTCGTCACGTTGACGATGACAATCATGGAAGTCTCCAGACAAAGAGGTCCCGCGCGGGGGAACGTCAACGCGGGACCGGGAAAATGGCGCTTACATCACGGCGATGCTTGCGAGTGTGAGCTGCTGGACGCTGCCGCCGTCGGTGTAGAAGAGGGTCATCGGGGGCGATGCACGGGCGGCCCGTACGGCGGGGCTGGCATCCTGTATCGACAGGTAATAGCCTTGGGCCTCGATCGAGGGCGACGCGTCGAAGCCGAGCGCATTCTGAATTTCGGCAATCTGCGCTTGCGAGAGCGTGACGCCCGTGCGAATCGCGCCGAAGTTGACGGCGGCCGAGATCGGATCGAGACAGGCCGCTTCGATCAAACCATCGCCCTGTGCGTTGTACGGAATCGAACCGATCGCCATCAACAGGCGAATCATCGCGAGCTGCAAGTTCGCGTTCAGCCAGATCTGATCGAGGAACGAATCGAGCCATGCCCACTGACCGGACACCGAACCCGGATACGTGAAGTTGAACTGCTGCGAGGCGTTCGCATACGCGCCGAACCAGTTGTAGCCGTTGCTGGCGAGCGCCTGTGCCGCCGATGCGTTCGTGACGGATGGCGCAAGCCCGGCCTGGGTGCGGAACGCGAGGGTGGTGCGGCCGTTCAGGCGCGTGAAATCGAGCGAGGCCGCGAAGCCCAACACAAAGGCCGCATGCACGGCCGCGCCGAACAGCGGCACCGAGCCGTCGAGCGCGTCGGCCTTGAGTACGGCACCCCAGCACGTCGTCGAGCCGGCGACGAGTGCCTGCGGGTCCGAGTCATAGCCGACATAGCCGAAGCGGTAGCCGGTGCTGCTCGCCCATTGCGAGAACGCCAGCTTGTCGGCAAGCGCCGGTTCCCACGTGGACGTAAAGAGCGCCCAGTTCTGCGTCTGATTCTGGATGACGCTCGCCATGAAGGTCGCGGGCGTGGCCGGATCGGCGCCCGGTGACACGGTGGCGCCCGAGCCGGCGTCCATGCCGAGCGCGACGGCCGCTGCGCCAGTCGCAGCGACAATGGTCGACGCGGAGCCGGTGACGGTATCGGTGATGACGAATGCCTGGTGCTGTGTGTCGAACGTGACGGCGAGCGTCAGGTCGGCCGACAAAATCTGTGCCGCGTTCGAAAAACTCGTCGCCGTCGACAGGTCGACGTTAGCAGTGTGGGCGACGCCGTCGACGGTGACGCTGAATGCGCCCTTGACCGCTTGCAATTCCACAAGCGTCATCGCGGCGAGCGACGCGCCGCGCAGCCAGGCGGGCACGGCTGCTGCGTTGTACTGCGCAAACAGCAGCGCGCCGGGTGTCTTGGTGCTGTTCTGGAAGCCCGCGAAGTAAATCGCGGCCATCTGCGCTTCAACGGACGACGCGCCGAAGTAATTCGACACATCGCCGGGAATCGCGAACAGCACAGCCTGACCGATCGGGCATTCGGTCGACGCGGTGAGAATCAGGCCGTTCAGGTCGACGGCATTGCCGGCCGCGGCGAGCACGCCGGGATTGACCCGGACGATCTGGGAGATCGGGATCGTATTGAGCATGATGGCGAACCGCTAAAAGTGAGGCTTTACGGGAGCGGCGGAAAGGTCGTGTCGACTTCCTTGACGCCGTTCCACGGCTGCGGGTGCGTGGTCGTGGCGGTGACCGGATGGCCGGCAGTGCCGATTTCGAGCGCGGCGGCGAAGTCTTGCGGCACGGTGACGAGCGGGTTGACCTGCATCACCAGATCGACGCTCCAGCGCGGTTCGACCTGCTGCGCTTCATTCAGAAACGGCATCTGCCGCGGCTCGCTCGCGTAGAGCGGGGCGATGTCGAGGTCCGCAGCGGCGAATGCATCGCAGGCGTACGCGTCGCGCCACAGCGTCGTGATGACTTGCACGGTGTCGCCGCTGGCCGGCCCGTGTATATCGAGCTGCACGGTGAGGCGCGTGGCCTGCCACACGTCCTTCACGGACGGCGCGGTGGGGTAGCCGTCGCGGTAGCGCGTAACATTGGTCGACAACCGTTCGCGCAAAATGGGCGTCATGACGATGAAGTCGGCGCCGGGCGGTTCCGGTACGCGATTCTCGAGACCCCGCACGATTTCAACGCCATTCGGCACGAGCGACAGCAGGAACGTGCGCAGCGCGGCCAGCGCGATGCTTTCCGTCGGCGTGAAGGACGTGACGCTCATGGCAACTGCTGGCGCGTGATGGCGACCTTGCTCCAGCTACTGGTGATCGACCAGTTTTCGAGAACATGGGTGACGAGCCACAGCGAGCCGTCGGGCAGGGTGACGAGATCGCCGCCCTTCACGTCGGGGCGCAACACGCCTTGCCAGTTGCCGTACAGGTACAGTGCTCGCTGCTCGCCTTGTACGTTCAGGCCGTCGAGCTGCACCAAGTCCTTGTAGGTCAGAGACTGGAGCTGAGCGGCCATCGTGACGGGATCGGCATAGGCAGGTGTGCGTGTGCCGTCGGGCTCAGTCGAATAGCCGGACGACGCTTGCAACGACACCGTCACCCACGGGTTTACCGCCGCCACGCATGGGGCGGCAATGCCGTGCAGATTGATGATGTCCTCGTCTGTCTGACTTACCGGACCACGCGATGCGTGACGCTATTGACCATCGTGCCGCTGTCGATCAGCGGATCGTCAAAGCCTTTCTTCGCGATGGTCGACGGTGCGTTTGCCGGCGTCTTGAAATCGCGGATCGACTGCACCAGCGCGCCGACAATCGATTCGCCGAGCTGGTCGAGCGAACGTGGCACGTCGTAATCGTTCGCGACCAGAATCTTGCCGAGATCGTCGCCCCAATGGCCGTGCTCGTTCGCGATCATGGTGCGGAAGTACGGGCGCGGTGGAATCGTCACCGTGTATTCCGGCACGGTATGCGTGGTCGCGAAATTCGCCTGCTCGCGTCGCACGAAGCGACCACCGCGTTGGAACTCGCCGGTCAGCATGTCGATGGCACGATGGATCGTCGTTTCGTGCGCAGGAACGGGAAACGTTCCGCCGAACTCGTTGATCCACGCGACGAATGGCACGGGCATGCCATCGGCCTCTGTCGCGCCTTCCATGAAGCCGACTTCAAGCAGGTCGGACGTGTCGAGTTTGGCGGCAATCTCGCGAAGTGCGGCCGTGAGCCGATCACCACCCGCCATCACATCCGCCATGACAGTCTCGCGTCACCACGGAGAGTGCGGGTCCATATTGCGCGGCGGGGGCATCGCGACATAATGCATCGTGCGATATGCGGCGGTCGCGGCCCAGAATGCCGCGCCATACGGCGTCTGATTGAACCATTGTGCGCTGCCCGGCGGCACATCCATCTGGGTTTGTACCGACACGCTGCCTTCGGTCGCACTGGTGATGCGCCCGACAAGAGGCGATGGTGCAGCGGTGCCACCGCCGGCCGTCGCGGCACCGACCGGCTGGTTCAGCTGCGCAATATGTGCGGTCAGCATGTTCAGCAGCAGCGCTCGCATTGTGAGGTCCTGGACCGGACTGCACGGCGTGTTGTCGCAATACAGTTGCGCCTCGTCGAAATACAGCTGCGCGAGCGTCGCGTTCGTGGCGGCGGCGAGCGCCGGATAGCGCGCCGACCACGTACCGTAGTCGAACGTGACGATGCCGTCGGGCACGATTTATTCCTTTGACAGCGGTGCGAGATCCTTGCCGGGCTTCTTCGGATCAAGTGGTTCAAGCCCGCTTTTCACGTCGGTACGTTCGGCAGCCATCGCTTCGACATCGGCGCGACGTGGCAGCGCAAAGATCAGTTCGTGGCGCACGGCGGGCAACTCCTGATGTTCGGCGAGCCACTGGTCGAAGAATGCCTTCGGCACGCGTTCGGTGATGCCGAAACCGGCGACCGCGTGCGGCGAATTCGCGCCGTTCAGCGTCACACGGCGGCGCACCTCGCCGTGCTTGACGATGTCGAGATGCAGCCCTTGCGGCAGCTTGCACGCGACCGCCACGGTATCGTTCGACGGCTCGGGTGGCACAGAGAGGGGCGGGTTCGTTTTTCCATTGATCGTAGCCATGCGTTTCTCCTAGACGCCCTGCATCGACGCGATCGCAAACGGCTGGAAGATCACCGCGCCCCACGTGCCCTGCGACTTCTTCTGCTTGAAGCTGCTGGTGTCGCGCACGATGCCGTGGGCGCGCAGCTTCTCGGTGAATGCGCAGTACCCCGTCTTCTGGCCGTCGACGGCCTCGGCGATCAACTGGATCAGGTTGCCGCCAGTGGGATTCTGGTATTGCACGGCCGTCTCGATACGCAGGTTCGGGAAGTTCTTCTTCAACATGTCCGTCACGTTGACGTTGTACATGTTGGTGGTCGTCAGCGCGACGCTGGATGACGGCGCCATCGCGAGCGTCATACGCGCGTCCATCTCGATATTGCCGCCCGATTGCAGGACGAGCTCGTTGAACAGCGTCTGGATGTCGGCGTAAATTTCGTTGGCGGTCGCGGTGATCGCGTTGTTGGTGATCCACGGCCCCGAGGCGTTTCCATTGAACGCCTTCGGCCCCGGCGCGAGCGATGCAGAAAGACGCGGGTCGTTCAAGAGGCCGTAGTTCTGCAAGCCGGCGACGCCGTAGAAGTAGGTGTTGTTCTGGAACTTGTCGAGGACGATGGCCGACGCGACGTTCACGCGCGCAACGTAGTCGATCTTCGCAAGCGAACTCATTTCGAGTTGGCGCTCGCCCCACTGCGTCATCGTCTGATAGTGGTACGACTGACGCTGCGGGAAATCGGCGTTTGCCGACACGGAACCGTTCTCGTTGTAGTCCCCATAACTGGATACCTCACCGGTGCTTTCGATCACCGGGAAGGTGGCCGTGAGCGTGGTCCAGTCGCCCTTCTTCGCCTCGCCGAGAATCGTGGCCGCGCGGTTGGGGGCGGTCAGGATCTGGATGAACTCGGGATCGATGTAGTTCGCGAGCCACGCGGGGATGCCGGCGTTGGGCGTGGTGACCAGCGGCGGCTGGGCGTCCATCGCGAGCATCGCGGTAGTGTAGTCGAGCACGTCGGGCAGGATGATGCCGAACGAGCGTTCGAGTTGGTCGAAATCGGAATTGCGCATGATCGCCCCTTGATTAACCGAGCGGCCAGCTCGAGATTTTCATGAGTTCGCCGGGCGCGGCGGCCGACATCACGAACCACTTGGTCTCGACCGCGCCAGCGACCGTCGCGCCAGCCGCGCCCGGCTGTACGGTTCCGTCCGTCAGATTCGCGAATGCCTTCTGACCGGCTGACGACGGTGCAGTACCGGCGTTGCGCACCCAGAAGTCGCCCGCGCTGTGCAGCGTGACGGGCAACCCGGCGGGCACCACCATCGATGCTTCGGCGAGCCACGTGGTGATCAGCGCCTGCTGCTCGCGGTGCAGGAAGCCGGTCGGCGGCCCGACACCGGTGTTCGACACAAGGTTGTAAAAGTCCGTTTGGCCCGAAGTGACGTCGGGTTGGCCGGTCGAGGTGGCCCACGCGAAGCGACCGACGGTCACGCCGGTAGGGCCCGCGACCAGCGAGCCAGGACCGGCGAGCACGGATGCGCGCGGGTTGGCCGATGCGAAGTCGCCTTCGACGGCGGGTGACGGCTGGTAGTAGACGTGTTGCTGGAAGCCCATCTCAGTTTCTCCCCATTACCCCAGTTGCTTGATGGCGCCCGCATGCGGAAAGCGCTCGGCAAAACCCTTCTGTGCGGCGGCATCCAGCGCGACGCGCGGGCGGGCGGTACCGGGTTTCGGTTGTGCTTCGAGAATCGCGCGGAACGCGCTTGGATGAATGCCATCGAGATGGATGCCGAGTGTGTCGAGCGCGGCGCGGTAGACTGCTTCGGCGCTGTCCTGTGCAATGGCGAGTCGCCCGACCCACGGCATCACAAAGGATTCAGCGTCGGCCACCGCGCGCATACGGCGGATCGCGGCGTCCTCGGCGTCCTTTGCCGCCTGTTTGACGACGTCGCGCATCGCTGCATCCATCGCGGTGCGGGCATCCTTGCGGACCTGCGCAAGTGCGGCGTCCATTGCCGGGCGACTCACGACGTCGCTGTCTTTCGTTACGGTCGAGGCAGCTGGTGGGGCCGGCGTGCCGGGGGTGGGCGGTGGCGTATCCTCGGCGGGGTCGTCTTCTTCCTCGTCGCCTGCGAGCTTCAGCCCGCGCAGCATGGGCTCGATTTCGGCCAGATCATCGTCGCTGAGTTTGCCGCGCAGCGCGGACAGGATCGCGTCGACCGGTCCGGCATCGGCGCCGTTCGGCGCGGCGAGCGGCGCAACCACCGGTTTGTCTTCATCCTCGCCGGGGTCTTCGCCCTCAAGACTGTCGAGCAGCGAGACGAGGCTTTCCACGTCGGCATCGCTCGCGAGCTTCGGCTTGAGCGCGGCGACGAGCGCCGCCTTGCTTGTCGGCCAGTTTGCAGACGTGAGGGCGGCGAGAATCGGGTTGAGTTGCGCGTCGGCCGCCAGCTTCGGCTTCAGATGGGCCAGCAGCGCGCCCTTGACGAGCGCTGCCTTGCGCGAGAGCGGACGTTTGCTCATGGTCAAAATCTCCAGTGCGGCGTCGCCGACGGCGACATCGGGGCCGGCGCGGCCGGCACGAACGAGTGCGACGTGATTGCCGCGGATATCGCGCATCACGCCGTCGTAGGGTTCGCCGTCGTACATGCCGGGTGTCATGTCGGCGCGGTAGTAGTAGGCCGACGAAATCTCGCGGCGGGTGTCGTCCTCGATCCCGCCGATCGCCTTCGCGTCCCAGACAACAAGGCTGTTCTTCAGATACGGCGCGTCGAACACCGCGTCGGTGCCGGTGCTGCCGACGACGATTTCCTTGCGCGGCACGGCGGCCGAGACTTGCAGGTGTTCGTGCCCGGTCTCGTCGAATGCATCGATCAGCGGAATGTGGTTGAAGGTTGGGGCGGCCTTCGCGAGCTCGTCCGGATCGCGTAGCAGCCGGTAGATGCGTTCGGCGTCGAGCCCGAGTTCGTCGCCGTTCGGGATCTCACGACCGAGGTAGGGGCAGACGTTGGCCTTGCTGATCGGCGTGATGGCGACGTGCAGCCGTCCATCCTGATCCCATGTACGCACCGACGCGCGGTCGAATGCCAAGCCACCGTTGCCGTTGCTGTCACCCACGTAGCCATTCGCGTGGGCCGCCTCAGCTTGCCGTTCGGCGTCAGCGCGGTTGGCAAAGCACTTGCCGTGTTCACCCCAGCGCCAGCCCGTGCCACCATTCGGCAGCGCGCAGGATTCAATCGGCATGGGACAGCTCGAACGCGCGGGAACTTATCCCCAGTTTCAGTGGACAAGCCTGGGGATAAAGTGAAGGGGGGCGACCGCCGTGGCTGACTGGACGCCGTTCGTCCTGATGTCGCTACGGCGATCAGCGGGTATGTAGCTTTCGTCTGACCAGCGAATTTATCGGACGTATCGCTCGTCATCCACTCAATGGTCCAATGCGGGAATGATCGAGCGGCTCACGCACCGGCAATTCGGCTCGCGTCCCGGCCATGTCCACGCACCGTCCAGATACATGCCTTCGCTGATCGTGTAACGCTTGCCGTCGGCAGCGAGATGCGATTCGCGCGGATGTCGTCCACCGTGGCTGTGCAGCCAGATCGCCTCGGTGATGCCGAGCCCTTCCTGCCGCACGCGCGTGATCGTCGCCGTCGCCTTGCTGTTCTGGTCGTGCGCGATAAACGCCGCGCGGCGTTTGGTCAATCCGTAACGCACCTGCAAGTCCTTCGTCAGCCCGCCGATGTCGCGTCCGGTCTGGACGCTGCGCATCACCAACCCCTGTACCTCGGCAAGATGCTGTGCCGCGATCGAGCGGATCAATCCGACGTTCTCGCCGATGGTGGCCTGCAACGCGTCGTTGGCCTCGCGTGACAGCCGGAATTCGACCGCGAAGCCGGCGTCCTTCAGCTTCGCCCGAAATGCGTTGTCGGCGCAGCGCAGTGTCGCGTCGGCGAATGACCGGGCGAGCAGCGGGGCGGCTTCGTCAAAGCGGCGCTGCCAGCGGTGCGCCAGCCGGTTCATCAGATCGCGCAGCGCCATCGCCGGGCTCGCGTCGTGAGCGAGTTCGGGGGGATTGGCGCGATACCCTGCCTTTAACCAGTACACGATGCTCGCATGCATCACGTCGATCAGTCGTTCGACGCGGCGGCGATAGGTGAGGGCGACGCCCTCGTTCGGCCGCACTGCCGGCAGCGTCACCGGCTTGGCCGTGGGCGACACCAGAGCGCGCCGCCTTAGCGCGCGTGTTGCCATTGCAGCTTTGTCCCTTCACCGCCCACGTCGATGCTCTCCAGCGGCGGCAGCGGCGGCTCGACCGCCAGATCGAGCGACGCATACGGGCCGTCTTCCTGCGCGGCGAGTCGCACACGGGCTTCGCGCGGCTCGATTACGCCGGCGTTGATCAGGCCGATGTCGGTGTCGGCCTCGACCTTGCGCATGTTGGCAAGCTGTTCTTCGGACAGCGTCCAGAGTGGCACGTAGCTGAAATCGATGTCCGGGTCGATCGCACCGAACAGCGACAACTGGATCAGGTGGATCAGGCGCGTGAGCGGTGCGGTGAACAGCGCCTCCTGCTGCGCTTCGATCCACGCGTAAAAGGTGCGCAGCTCGCCCTCGCTGGTCGCGTTCAACCCGGACGGTGTGATGCCCAGCAGCACGATCAGCGGGATGCCGGTGACGGCCGCCATATGTTCCTGTGACTGCGCTTGCAAGCGGTCGAGACTGCCGAGCGGGGCCGAGACGTTCGCAAAATCCTCGGTGTCGCGGTCGATCATCATCAGGTTGCGGTTGTCGCGCGCCTGGTTGAACAGCACCGCGCGCCGCAACATCTGTTCGGCGCCGCCTGCGTCGAGCACCGCCGCCAGATTGGTCTTGAGCACCATCGTCGAGAACGAGTGCAGCAGATCCGACACGCTCTGACGCGTGCGCAGCCAGTTGTCGACATAGGGCTTGGCGATCTGCGACAGCGACAGCCCGCCGAACGCATACGCGGGTTTCAGCAAATCCGGCAGCGGGCGCGATACGAAGGTGAGCAGGCGGCTCGCATGGACCTCACGGTTCATCACGAACCAGCTTTGCGGCCGGTAAAAATCCTCGGCGAGCGGGTTCGTCGAGTTGTAGAAACCGGGGTAGGTCCACAGCGGCTCGATCACGCGCAGCCCGCGCAAGCTGCCGCGCCCGACCTTGTTGGGCGATTCGACCAAAGGCGTCATCAACTCAGCCGGGTCGTCGTTGCCGACATCGATGAAAATCTGCGAGCGCCCGAAGAAACCATCCTGTTCGGCCACCTTGCGAAATGCGGTCTGCGCGCCGAGCCGCTGCAACTCGGCTTCGATCTGCGCGAGCTTGTCGCTCTTGTCCTCGTCGCCGGTGCCCTGCAGGCGAATCCACTTGCGCGTCATCTCCTTGGCGAGAATCTCGGCCGGGCGGCGGTATTCGGGGCGCTGGGTGAGCTCGGCCAGATACGGATAGCCGAGAAAGCCCAAGCCTTCGGCGAACGCGCTCTGCAACGCCCAGCGAAACGGTGCGTCGCTCGCCGCATCGCACGCGAGCTTCGCGTCCTGCGCGATCACGCCCGGTGCGGGCTGCGGCAGGCGGTACGCCTGAATGCGCGGTACGGCCGCGCCGATCACCCCGAGTGCGGATTCGCGGATCTCGCGCGCCGTGACGTCGGCTGCGTGAGCGTCGCCCGCCACCGGCGGATTGTCGCGAGCAGGGCGGCGGCGCCAGCGTGGGATGAGCGACGACAGTTCCATGTTCAGACCGCGGCGAGCGCCGCATCCGAAATCCGCATTGGCCGCCGGGAGATCAATAGCGAGAAGGCGCGCGAGAGCGCATCGACCTGATCGTCGTGCGTGCCGAATGGGAAGGTGCGCAGCTCGGCCAGCAGTGGTGCGTTCCAGTCGCCGCGCAACATCAGCACGTTGCCCGCGTTGACCTGGGCGGCGAACGGCTCGGCGCGCGTCACCTTGTCGCCGGTCTCGGGGGACGACACCACGCGAAAGCCGGGCAGTTGCCGTGTCAGATACAGCACCTGAGTTTTGCCGGCCTGTCCGGGGTCTTGGGGCAGACCGATTCGCACGCGCGAGCCGTCAACGTCAGCGGTGCCGACGAGTATTGCGTCGCGCCTATCCGGTCCCCAACGCCCGCGCGTCATGTCGCCGATGACAAAGCGGCCGTCTGGCAACCGCCCGAGCTTCGCGCCCACTGTCCAATCGCCTTCACCTTCGACACTGGCCAGATCCCAACCGCGCACCCAATCGATGAAGCCGTCCGGCACAATGTCGGTCAGCGTGATGCGCTCGGGTTTGAACAGGTCGCCCTCGGGCGGCGTCGGCATCTGCTGATACAGCGACGCCCACGTTCGCGGGTTCGATTCATACTGTGCCCAGTGCTTGCGGTCGAACCACTCGGGCCACAGGTACTCACCGTGTGCGCGACCGAGCGGATCGGTGTCCGTATTGCAGCAGGCTTGCAGGCACAGCACTTCCCACGTATTGCCGTCGCGACAAGCAATCTGGCCGCTCTCGCCGTGCCAGCCCTCCGGCAGGATGCGTCCGGCCAGATCATCTTCACTCCAGCGTGTCTGAATCAGGACAATCCAGCCGCCCGGTATCAACCGCGTCTTGAGATCGTCCTCATACGCGTCGAACACCTTGTCGCGAATGATGTCCGAGTCGGCTTGTTCACGCCCGCGGACCGGATCGTCGATCAAAAGCCCTTGGCATCGGTTGCCCGTGACGCCGGACAGGATGCCGCTCGCGAGGTATTCGCTGCCGTTGGTCAACGCGAATGCGTGCGCGGCATGCGAATCCGGCGTCAGCGTGGCGTTCCAGATGCGCTGGTAGCGCTCCTGTCGCACGATCGCACGCGTCTTGCGGCCCATGCGGCTCGCGAGCGCATCGCCGTAGCTCGCGAGGATGATGCGGCGCTCGGGTGCGGCGCCCAGGTAGTACGACGGGAACACGACTGACGCATACGAGCTCTTTCCGGCACCCGGTGGCATGAAAATCATCAGCCGCCCGTGCGGCGTTCGGCTGGTGGCGTCGACACGCCGCAGAATCAGTCGGTGGTGGGCCGCGAGCGGCGTCGGTAGCGGCTCGAACAGCTCGCTGTCCGGTTCGTCGCTGACGGGTCGTCCCGGTACGTCGATTGCATTCGCGTAGTCGAGAATGTCGACGCGCGCCTGGCGGCGCACCCGCAACTCAGCCGCGACGACGACGGGTTCGACGGCCTTTGGCGAGGATGGCTTCGAGCTCGGCATCGCTCATCGCACGTACGTTGATTGGGCCACCGTTCGCGCCGGTGACTTCCACGGCCTGCGCCGCTTCCTTCCAGCGCCAGCGGCATTTCAACCAGAAAATCATCGCGATCGTGTCACCGCCGATCGCCTTGTTGTAGAGCGATTGCGCGACGTTGCTGTTCGCGCGCACCGCGCCTTCGATCAATTCCTGCCCGAAGTGCTGTTCGAGCGTCTGTTCGGAGATCGGTCGCCCGCGCGTGCCGGTCACCAGCGTGCAGATTTCGGACGGAGGCGTCCCGCACGCGGCGAGCTTCAACACAAGCTGGCGCTGGGCGGCCGTGGGCGTAAAACTGGTGCGGGCCATGATCAGAGAGGGCGGGAAGTCAAGCGGAAGTCGCTTCGATCTGACAGAGCGCGGAACCTAGCGGAAAGCGCTCGCTTTCGTGCGCGGACAGAGCGTTACTGTCCTCACCGCAACCCACATGGAGTACCCGCATGAAAAAATCCAGCCAACCACCGGTTGTCCTCGACCCGCACCCGGACGTTATCGGACACGCCACAGTGATCGATGCGATTACGATGGGTTTCGACGGCCGCAGCTATCGGCGCACCGGCAAGCAGGGCCATTCGCTGTACGACAGCACGCCGGTGGCCGAATACAGCGACGACGCCGGCCATCGCATTTGGATCGATCCGCTGAGCCGCGTGCATGCCGATTCGCACGAAGACGCAGTGCGCTACCGGTCAATGGCGATTGCCAACGGCGCGCAGCAAAGCGAGGCTAAGCCGGTGCATCGGGTTCGCCACACGCGCCTGAAAGAGGGCGATGTGCTGTACGACGCGCAGGGCAATGCGGTCGATGAAGTGCTGTATTTCACCTATGGCTTGCAGCACAGCGAATGGATCGTGCATACCCGCGCAGGCTATGCCTACGCCACGCAGGGCGGCTATCTGTTGGGGTTGTCGAACGAAAATCCTGCGCGGTGATGCGTCTCTAAATTAATAAGTATTGCAGATCATGTGGCCGCGCTGTCGCGTCGATCTGACACCGCAAAATTCAAGCAGAAAGCGCTTGGCTGAAGGGCGCGACAGAGCGTTAATCCCATCACCGCCTCACACATGGAGCCAACGAATGAACCAGAAAAAGCAGCACCAATGCCTCGCGATCCTGCGCGCCACCATCGGCACGGAACCGGTGAACTGGTCAGACATCGTCAAGGCGGTCGGCGCCGAAATGACCGTCAAGAACTGGTTGTACGTGCGCGGCGTCTTGCAATACGCACGAGATCGCGGCGAATTCGAACGCCTGCCGTCGGTGCATGTTGAGCAATACCGGCGCATCGAACCGACGCCGCCTGCGCCCAGCGACGAAGCGGACTATCTGCTGGTTCGCCTTCGCTAAACCGCAACAGGCCGACGACCATGAACACGACGCAACCGATCCCGGCGACTCGCAACGAAGGTTGGGGCTTCTTCGGCACGATGGGGCAGTACGCAACGGTCGCATGGCCGCTCGCGATCCAGTCGATTGCCGATGCTACCGGCGAACCTCCCGACGCGGTCCGCGCGTTTCTCGACGCAGTGCCGGGCCGGCATTTCGCCGACGAAGTGCTGGACCGCCTCTATGTCGGCGACAGCCTTGCGACGGCCATCGATGCGGTGACGCAGCGCTGGATGGGCTGGACCATCGGCGCGCGCACCGGCCGCGACTACGGCATCCCGCGCGGCCTGCCTTACCTGATCGGCTTCGTGATCCATTGCGATCACACCCAAGACGATTAACCCGCGGCAACGGTTACGGCCGCTGCCAGAAATTCTCAACCACCAAGGAGCCTCACATGGCCACCACCAAGACGACCCGCCAAGCTGCAACGAAGCCTGCGCGCAAGACCGCACCCAAAGCGGCTCAATCGCGCGCCAAGGCAACGAAAAAGGCCCCCGTCAAGCAAGCCGCAACGAAGCCGACGCATGCTCGTGCGCAGGCGGTCCACGCGCCGAAACCGGCTACTGCACCCGAAGCCGCCCGCAGGCTGCGCGAGGATTCGAAAGGCGGACAAGTGCTGAAGCTGCTCGGCACCGAAACGGGGGCGACGTTGGCCGCGATCATGACCGCGACCGGCTGGCAGGCGCATACGGTGCGTGGCTTCATTGCCGGGACTGTGCGCGGCAAACTGAAGCTGAATGTGATCAGCGAGCGCGTCGACGGCGAGCGCACCTACCGGATCGCTGCATGACGTACGACAATCCTTCCTCGAACTGGCCGCCGGCCCTGCCGGACAGTCTGGCGGCCGCCGTGATACGGGTCGACCGGCTGCATGCGCTGGCGACCGTGCTGTCGACCGACGAGGGCGGCGCACAATTCGCCTGCCTGAACTTGCGCGAGCAGGTGGCAGTGTTCGGGCTATTTGCCGATCAACTGGCCGAGGCGCGTGTCGCCCTGATGGTGTTGGCTCAGGCCGGTGTCGGCACGTAGTCGGCCGCTTGCTCCCGCACCTCGTCAAACGACACGCCGTCCGTTTCACGGATGGCGTGTTCTCCCGTGAACGCTTGCCAGCGCTGCACGATCACGTCGCAGTAGCGCGGCTCAAGTTCGACGAGCCGCGCAATGCGGCCCGTGCGGGTGCAGGCAATCAGCGTCGTGCCCGAGCCGCCGAACGGGTCCAGCACCACGTCGTTGGCGCGGCTGCTGTTGGTGACCAGATACTCGATCAGCGCCACCGGCTTCATGGTCGGGTGCGCATCGCTGCGCGCAGGGCGGTCGAACGTCCACAGCGTCGACTGCTTGCGGTCTCCATGCCAGCGATGCGCCGCACCGGGTTTCCAGCCGTAAATGCATGGCTCGTGCTGCCAATGATAGTCGTGACGGCCGAGCACGAATGACGGCTTGGCCCACACGCAGCACTGCGCCAGCGTGAAGCCGGCGTCGGTGAACGCGCGCCGGAAGTTCGCGCCTTCGAGGTCGGCGTGGAACACATAGACGGGTGCGCCCGCACGGCTCGCCGCCAGCATCCGTGCAAAGCCGAGCAACAGGAACCGGTAGAACGCGTCGCTTGACATCGCGTCGTTGGCGATCGACAGCCTGCGCTTGGCTTTGCCGACATACGCGACGTTGTACGGCGGGTCGGTCACCGTGAGATCGGCCGCCCGACCGTCCATCAGGCGGTCCATGTCGGCGGCCTGCAACGCATCACCGCACAACACCCGATGCTGCCCGCATTGCCAGAGATCGCCGGGCCGCGAGACCGGTTCGGCCGGACTGTCCGGTACGTCGTCGGCATCGGTGAGGCCGAGATTGCCGGTCGGTCCCAGTAGCCGTTCGAGCGCATCGTCCTCGAACCCTGTCATCGCCAGATCGAAGCCCGCGTCGCGCAGCGCGCCGAGCTCGAGCGCCAACAGTTCGTTGTCCCAGCCCGCGCGCAGCGCCAGCTGGTTGTCCGCCAGAATATAGGCGCGCCGCTGCGTGTCGGTCATGCCCGACAGCACCACGCACGGCACCTCGGCCATGCCGAGCGACTGCGCGGCGAGCAGACGTCCGTGGCCGGCGAGGATGCGGTTCGCCTCGTCGATCAGGACCGGATTGGTAAACCCCCACTCGCGGATGCTCGCGGCGATCAGCGCGACCTGCGCGGGCGTGTGGGTGCGCGCGTTGCGTTCGTACGGCACGAGGGCCGTGACCGCACGCGGCACGACTTGCATGATCAGGCGGCCTCGGCGGTGGTGTCGCTGACGACCACGCCCGCGTCGCGCAGCAGTGTGTCGATGCGCGCGAACGCGTGATCGAAAGCACCACCCTGGTGCCGTGTGCCGATCAGGGCCGCCGACAGGATCGCGCTGTGGGTCGACACGGTGGTGCGGTGCACGCCGCAGCGCTGCGCGAGCTCGACGGCCGTCTCGTGCGTGTGGGTCAGCAGATTGACAATCAGCGCCTGCCGCAGCCGCGCGTTCGGCGGGTGGTCGACGAACAACGGCGCGGTGTGAGCCAGCACCGTGGTGACGGCGCTCGCCCACTCGGGATTCGGATAGTGTCCGGCACAGCAGCGGCGACGGCAGGTGCAGATGACCGTGCGCGGCGCGTAGCGGATGACCAGCAGCGCGCGCTGCGCGGGTGGCAGCCCATCGAGCTGGCGACGAATGCGGGCGGCCTGCGCGCAGGCGTCTTCACCCAGCAGCACCGTGTCGCCGATGGCGGTCTGGTGCAGGGTGGCGAGCGAGGAGGCGGCGCCGCGTTCGACGGACAACCGTAACGCGTCGCGCAGTGCCTGGGCGGTGTCGGTATAGGACGATTTCATGATGGGAGACCGTAAACGACAGAACCCGCCACACGGGCGGGTTCCGGACACAGCGATACAGCTTCCATTTAATGCGCGAGTTTAGACTGAAAATGTCGGTTGTCAAGTGCCGGTGCAGAAAAAATGCGCGCGAATGAGAATTTTATTGACCGCGCGAAGGAAAAGGCACCGTGCGTACCGACAGCGAATGTCGGTCGAATGCCGGGAGAAAAGACGATTCAGAAGGAATTGCCTGGTGGCGCGGAAGTAGACATAAAACACGGTCTCGAACTTCACACCAGTGGATAACCTTTCCGATCCACCGCGCACAGCCGCCACACGGGCCGCTCAGCGGCAACACGCCGATTTGCCCGCACTTTAGGCTGCGCGACCACATCGCTATCTTACTGCGATGTCCCCTGCGTTATCCACTGTTTCTTTCGTGCGACAGGGTTTGCTTTCCGTCGAACGTGTTTTTTCTGGCGCGCGCTTGCGCGGCAGATACGTGGTCTTTCGCGTCGTGCTTGATTCGCACTCGATCGGTGGTGTCAATGAAGTCGGTGGATTCAAAGTATTGAGAGAATTATTAATCCACCGTGGTCAGTTATGGTTGGTGAAATCAGTGATCCGAATATCGATAGCGTTCGCTAAGACAGGGTGAGTGATCGGTGAATGCATGAATCAGTGCTTTTCCTATCCCCCATTTTTACACTTCACTTTTTCCTTTCTATTCAACTACTTCTTATTTTTCCGCTTATCTAAGAAGAAATGTAATAGAAGTAGTAACAGTGTAGAGGAGAAGAAAAGCCGAAGCCTGATTCACGCACTCACTGACTGCCCACAGGTCACGGCAGCGTGCCGGCGCTGATGCGGCGCTGCGCGGCTTGCAGCTGATCGGCTGGGTTCAGCGAGCGCAGCGCATAGATGACGACGCGCTTGCCGCCGACCTTGAACAACCCGTCCTCGGCGTTAGGATTGCGTACGGGCGCGTATCCGACGTGTTCCATGCGGCGCGGGATCGAGCGGCGCAGGCGGCGATTGACGAGTTGTTCCTCGATCTCGCGCATGTTATGACGCATCGCTCCGGTCACCAGGTCGGACAGCGTGACGGCGGGCGGATTGTTGAGCAGGTCAAGCAGGTCGTGCATTTCGCTTTGCTCGGGCGCGTCGATGGCCTGCGCCATGATCCAGAATGCCGGCGTGTGAGGCGGAGGCATCTTCGGGTCGAACGTGGCCAGGTCGCGCGCGCGCAGCCAGGCGCCGACGTGACCAAGGCCGCCGTTGGCATACCACGTCCACATGTCGCGCCAATAGCCTTCTTGGAAATCGGTGGCGCGGGCCTCGCTCCACGCGACGAAGTGACGGCGATCGTCGGCGGGCAGGTACAGACCGTCGGCGAGATAATTCGACGTAAAAATGATATTGCAGGCGTTTGCGACGTAGTATTCGCGTAAATTCTTCTCATCGACGCGCAATGCGTCGGGCGGGGCGGCGAGCAGCGGCTTGCAGTGTTCGTAGAACGCGTAGCGATCGACGTCGCCTAGATCGCGCACTTCGGAGACGCGCACGATGATGTTGCGCAGCCAGCCATTGAAGCGGCTCTGCATCATGCGCGGGCTGATGTCAGCGAAGTTGTGCGCACCGACGGCGGCGCGTACGGGTTCAAGCAGCGTGTCTTTGCCGATTCCAGGCGCACCGCCGAGCAGCAGCGCGTGGTTGATCTTGATGCCGGGGTGCTGCACGGTGTGCGCGAACCAGTTGGCGAGATGCTCGAAGTGATCGGGATAGAGACGTTTCAGGTGGTCAATCCACGGCGTGGCGAGCCTTGCATCGCCGGGCAGGACGCTTGGCGGCGTGTAGAGATTGAAAAGGCAAGCGTCCGGGTGGGCTTGCCAGCCGGACTCCTGCATGATTCGTCCGCGGATCAGTGTGGGAGAGTCTGGCGCCCATGCCAGTTGCGTGACCGCTTGATACTGGTCGAGCCAGCGCGACGGCTTCATCCAGCGGCCGTTGACCTGACGGTAGGGCAGGATGGAATTGATGCTGGCGGCGGGCCAGATGGCGTGTGAGGGCGCATGCAGATAGCCGTGCGTCGGCAAATACGCATAAAAATCGTTGTAGCTGTGGCCGGACGCGCAATCGGTCACGCGGGGCGTGCGAATTTGCTTTGCCTTCTTCGTGTCATGAGACTCAGTCATGGCAGTCCTTCTCTGCGATCAGGATACGGATGATGGAACGATGTAGCCGTGCGTGTTCGGCGGCGGTCACGGAGCCGCGACGCAGAACCGCGCCGATGATCACGGCGATCTCGAGTAGTTCGAGCGATAACACGGACAGCATCTGGGCCGAGATGAAGCGGCGCTTGATGGAGCGCTTGCCGTGCAGATGAGGCGGCAGCCGTGGAAACAGGTCGGCAAGATCAAGATCGACTGCGGCGGCGACATCAGCGACCGCACAGCCGGCGAAGCAGTGCAGCAGTACGGTGCCGTCAACGGTCTCGGTGATCGCGAGTGCCGGTCGGCGGCCGTCGTGCGCCGGGCACATGGCGCGCCAGCGGCCGGGCGCGACTTCGCGCACGCCGTCGAGGCGATCGAGCAGGGTCGTGACCGGTCGCCCACCGCGTGTTGTCGGTGGGTGGGACGGGGCATCCGGCATGCTGGGTCAGCCGTTGCCGAGCACGTCGTCGAGCATCGTGCGCAATTCGTCGCCGCGCAATGGGCGGCGACCGTACCAGCGCTCGGCTAGCGCGGCGTAGTGGTCGGCGTGTTCTGCGAAACGACCGCCGCGACGCTTGGCTTCGGCGCGTACGAGTTGCCCCGGCGTCGGCAGCGGGCGGGAGGTGGCGAAGTGCGGAGCGTGGGATGGGGCTTTCATGGCGTCAACCTTCCTCAACTGTGATCGGTGTCGTGCGAGTGATGGGAATCGGCCGGTGTCGCCGCGATCAGCGCGTTGCGCGCGAGTCGTGCGATTTCAGCGAGCGCATCGGCTCCCGCCGAACGTTCGGCGAGCTCGGCGATTTGAAAAACCACTTCGCGCAAGCGTTTCATGTCATGCAGCGCGCGGGCGCGGATGTGGTCGCAGTGCAAGATGCGGTTTTCCCGCCGTTTCAAATTCATGGTGAACGCCCCTCTTGGCCAGCAGTGCGCACGGCGCATCATTGAGCGGTTCGACGCAGATTTCCGCGCGCGGATTGAGCCGGTCGATGTGGTGCATCACATGCTTCTCGCGTACTTGCCGATCGTTGCGATACACGCCGGCTTGCACGAGCACGCGCGCTTTGACCTGGCCGACCGTCACGACCTTCCAGCGGTCCTGTAGCACGTCGAGCAGCAATTCCTCGCTCAGATCAGGCCGCTCGCTCGCGTAATACAGGTGCAGCGTCACGCGCACCGGGCCGGTGAGGCGCACGCGGCAGTGTGGTGGGATCTGCTTGAGCGCCGACGCGACGAATGCGAGCGCCTTGGGTGACTTGATGACGCGCGGACGCGTCGCGATCCCGCCGTCGGCGGCGCGGTAGGTGTGCGTGGCGATGGTGCGACTGTTTGCTTTCGACGCTGGCTCGCCAAGGATCGTGAGGGTGATGGCGGTCATGGCTTCTCCGCAAGATGTTGTGCATGCATTTTTGCTTCGAGCGTTGCGAGACGATCGAGAAGATCGATCACGACGGGAGGGCTGCACGCCGCGATAAACTCGGCGTTGACGGCTTTCAGGACACCGCTTTGATTCCCATAAGGCAGTGCATCTTCAATTGCCTGTACGATGACGCTCCCGACATGAACTTCATGCTCGTCCCAGCGGTCCTCGATGATCTCGATAAGACAGTCATCGCCTCCGGTGTAGACAGCCCACCGGGCGAATGTCGCGCGCGTCGCGAGTTCACGAAGCCGGGTGAGATCAATCTGAATCGTTGTGGTGTTCATGGTTGGCTCCTCAGTTGTGCCTCGGCGAACAGGCGTAGCGCATCCAGCTCGGCGCGTGTCATCCGCACGAGATCGTCGGGCAATAGCCCCGGAATGCCCACCATCAGCGCGTGCGGCAGCGGGATCGTGTCGGCGTGCGGTCGCCAAAGATGAAGACAGGTCTCGTGGTTGTTCACGTAGACTGTGTGCGGCGGATGCAGCTGCATCACGGTCTCGTCGGGCGCGAAGAACTGATCCTTGACCCACGCCATTTCGATCCAGAGCGGGCAACGACGCTCGCCCGCGACCGATACGCTGACGTGATCCCAGCCACCGCCGTCCGACGCGATCACGTGCAGCGTCGCGCGCGTCGGTGCGGCGAGCAGGCGAAACGCGCCGTTGTGGGCGTCGCCACCCAGCGACGTCATGCGACGGGCTTCGAGGTGCGCGAGGGATTTCATAGGGCGCTCCGCAGCAGCAGGAACACCGCCCATGCACCGAGTACGCCTTGCAGGAGTACGCAGAGCGCGCGCATACGTGTGGACATCGGCTGAGCAGCCGCGCTGCGCGCGAGGTCGACCAGATTGCCGAGCGCGGCGACGAGAAACAGCACGGCGACGGTGACGAGATAGATTTTCATTGGGAGTTCCTTTCATTGATTGAGAGCGACACTGACGCGTCGCCGGACAGCAGTGCGTCAACGAGCGCGATGCGACGACCGATCCACGTCAGCACGGGCACGGCGATGCTGTTGCCAAGCGCGCGGTAACGGGGACCGTCTGCAGCGGGCTTGCCGCGGTAGGGCACAAGGGTGTAGTAGTCGGGAAATCCCATCAGCCGCTCGGCCTCGATGGGCATCAGACGCCGCACCTGCATCGTTGGCGTCATCAGTGCACCGACGCCGATACCATCGCGCCCGCCGTTCGGCGTGACGAGCGCATTTGCGAGGTCGTCCTGACGTATTTCGAGGCGGCGGCCCTCGTCACGTCCGCGTACCGCGAGCACGTAACTCTGCTGTTTCATGCCGGGCTCGGCGGCCAACGCGCCCGCGACTGGCATGACACGGGTCTCGTCGCGTTGGTTCTGCGCGAAAGCGACGGCAAGTTGGCCTCCGCCGTTAGCGTGAGAGCCGGCGTGTGCCATGGCCCGCAACGTGGGCGCGATGTCGCCGTGCGCAATGTTGTGGCGGGCTGACGCCTTGCAGTCGAACGCGACCGGCACCAGCGGCGTGCCGCGCCCGGTGCCGTCCTCGCTGGCATCGAAGCCATCGGCGGACAGCGCGTGCGTGACCAGCAGCGTCTCGGTTTCGGCGTCGATGCGCTCGTTACTGCTTGTGAGCGCGCGGGCAACGCCGGGAATCAGTCCTCCGTCGCAGTCGCAGTCGGTCCCGAGGCCGCCACCGCTTCGAGTGCGCGCTGCAAGGGTGGGGGCAAGCGCTTGCCGCGCTTGGCGGCGCGGCGCAGGATGCCCGAGCAGGCTCGCGCGCTCAAACAGTACCGCGGCGGCAGCGCGCCAGTTTCCAGCACATCCGACAACGAACACACGGCGGCGTCGCTGGGCCAGACCGAAGTACTGAGCGTCAAGAATCCGGTAGGCGAACCCATACCCGAGTTTTTCCAGTTGCCCGAGGAAGGCTGCAAAATCCCGTCCGCCGTGCGACGACAGCACGCCGGGGACGTTTTCCCAAAGGAACCAGCGGGCAGCGTATCGGCGAGCCACTTCAGGCAAGACGAGCGCGAGCGCACCGCGTGGATCGTCCAGTCCGCCTCGCTTTCCGGCGACGCTGAAGGAGGGGCAGGGACTTCCTCCCACGAGAAGATCGACTGCTGCATCTGGCCACTCCTGAAAGCGACAAATGTCGCCGAGGTTCGGAACGTCGGGGTAGTGATGTGCGAGGACAGCGCACGCGAATGGATCGATCTCGGCGAATGCGAGCGTGGTCCAGCCCAGCGGTTGCCACGCGACGGTGGCCGCTGAGATGCCGGAGCAGAGGTCGAGGACGCGCATCCCGAATTCCGTTTATGTGTTGGACTGCTGGGCGTCGAGTAACCCGAGCAGCATCTCGCCAGCGCGAACGCCGGAAGCGTCCTGAATCAGCGCGCGGGCTTGTTGTTCTTGTGCACGGAGTTCCGCGAGGCGAGCGAGGATGCGCGTGCGGAGCGTTTGCGCATCGCGTAGCGCCACTCGCGTGGAGCGTTCGAATTGCGCCTCGCTGATCGTGCCGGGACGCTGCGGCTGTGCGGACGACAGCGACGCTGGGCGGTAGAGCGGGAAGAATTCGGACATGCGTGTCTCCAGAAGAGGGAAACCCGGCGCGCTCGCAAATGAGCGCGCCGGTGCGGTGCGTCAGTGGCTGACCGGCTGAATGTCGGGCGGCGTCATGTCGTAATTCCCTTGACGCACCGGAGGCGGCACGCGCGTCGCAATCTCGGCGAGCGTGTCGAGCAGCGGCAGCATCGTCCCGAAGCGCTGGCCCAGATTGTTCGAGTCGAAATCAATCTTCTCGAACGCGTCGAGGATGGCTTCCGGGGTGCGTGCGCCGCACTCGTAGGCGAGGCGCATCGACACCATCTCCAACTGGCCAAGAAAAATGTCGGCGAACGAGCGGGCGGAGACAACCGGCTCCTTGGGACGTCCCTTGGCCGCTTGGCGACCGCTCGCCACGACGGCTTTGGCATGGCGAGCGTGGCGATCAGGATCGGCAGCAATGCGTGCCTGATCCGTCTGCGGCAGATCGAGATACGTTTCCACCTCGGTCAACGTGAGTTGTCCGCTGTCGACTGCCTTCACGAGATCCGGGTGCCCTTTGACCAAAAGCTTCTGCGCGCGCTGGATCATGCGTGGGCTGGCTCCTGTCTGTTGCGCAATCTTCTCGATCGCGCGGCCTGCATTGATGTCGGGCTCGCTTGCGCGCCGTTCGGCGCGTGAGCGCTTCCCGTTGGCAATATCGGCACCGAGACGGTTGCCTTGCTTCTTGCGTTCCTGTGCAAGCGCCTTTTCCTCCGTGAAGGCATTTAGGCGCATGCTCATCAGCGCGCGCTGCGACGCGCTCAACGAGCGGTGCATGGTGCGTGAGCGCACGAAGTCAACCGGATCGCCATCGGCGGCAGGATCGAATTCGCGCGTGGTGAAGGCCACGCCCGTTTCGAGGTGTGCCTTGTAGCGGTGACGTCCATCGAGAATCTGGTGGCCGATGACGACCAGCGGCTCGCGAATCCGCCCGGTGCGGCGGATATCCTCGACGAGCAGCGTGAACTCGGCCGGTGCCATGTCCGGGACGCATTCGCAGATCGGATGAAAGTCGTAAGCTTCCATGTCACTTCACCTCCGGCAGAACGAAATCTTCCTTGCGCGGCGCGAGCAGGCTCGGCTGTTTTACCGTGGTGCCGGCGCGCGTCAGGTTCCAGCACTTGGTCGTGCGTACCGCCAGCTCGTAATAGCGCGTGTGGCGTCCCTGCGTGGTGGGCGGTGATTCGCAATAGCGGCGCAGCCAGTACAGCGGATCGGTGTCGCTCAGATTCAATCCGCGATAGAGACGATCGAAGAAGCTATGCGCAGCCTGGCGATCGCGCACGGTGAACAGCGAATGCAGCGCGACGGCGAGCGCACCCGGATAGAGACGGCTGTGCATGCCACCGGCGCTACGGATGGCGTCGAGCGACAGATACAGCGTCTGGTGCGCGCCGAAGTATTCGTCGATCTCGCGGTTGCTGGCGCGCTCGATCGCCCACATCGACCGATGGCGTTCGTGGTTGATCAGCAATTGCACCGCGCCAGCGAGCACGCGCGCGTCGCCTTGCGAAAGGTTGCGCATCGTCAGCACGTCGGCGCCGGTGCGCAGCGCACCGGTATCGATCGTGAACACCGCGTCGTCCGACAAGCCGACATGCACGTCGAAGTCAATCGCGACATCGGCTTCAATCACGGCGTGCAGACGATGTTGCCCGTCGATCAGCACGCCGCGAGCGGAGAACTTGATACACTCACCGTTCAGTACCCAGCGGTTTTCCTTCATCTGGCTCGCGTAATGCCGCACCACGCGGGGACGCAGCGCGCGATTGCGGCGATTCAGTTCGAGCCAGCGCCGCGCGATTGCAGGCGTGACCTTGACGCGGATCACGGCCGACTCTTCGCGATACGGCAGCGCGAGCAGTGGTTGCGGATCGTTGTCGTGAGCGGACGTGATCGGCAGAATCTGGCCGATCTCGGGGACGTCGCGCAGCTTGCCATTTGCGACAGGACCTTCCTGAATCATGCTTTCTCCTTGCTGACAGGTTGAGAACCGGGCTGATCGGCTCGACGAAAAAGCGCGTACCGAGCCTCGGCATTACACCGACGCTCTTATCTAATTCGCAGTCCTATATGTATCGATGAAGCGCGAGCCGCCGATCCGGTGATGCCAGGGTCAGCGCACGATGAGTGCGCGTGGCAGCATCACCGGGTTCGGTTCGCTTGCGCGTCCTTCTTGTTGGCGATGAGCTTGCCGCGAGTCACGACCTGGATGTGACATTGCCGCGTCCAGGGGATATGACCCTGCGTCTTCCAGCGCGAGATGCTGGATTGCTGGATGCCGAGCGCCTGGGCGGCGCGCGTTTGGGTGTGGAAGTAGCGGAGAACGTCAGCGTAGGTCATGGTCGGAACCTGATTCCCCAGTCGAATATTCATGATCGAATGTAGGGTATGGAAACGAAAAGCGCAAGGGGTGCATTGATCGTGCGACCTGATGCGGTTCCCGGACCCTTTGCTGGCGTGGTTTTGCGTGGCGAACGGGTTTCCCACTCGAATATGCTTGCGCCTATAATGAGGGCGTCTGGGCAATCCAGATTCAGGGTTGAGGTATCTCCGGCTGGGTCGCGGCGGGGTGCCGCCCTTGTGGTTTCTTTCGGATGGGCGGGTGCGCCTGTGGCGGCCCGAGAAGTTCAATCACAACGGAATGGATATGGCTGACCAAACTGTCGTAGAGCCCGATTGGCTCAGTCTCAAGACACTGGCGGAGCGCCTCAAGGCCGCGCGTGAATACCGAAGGCTCACTCAAGATGAACTAGCCCGCCGGTCGGGAATCAGGCAGGGCAGTATTTCGAAGATAGAGAGCGGAGAGACGCGCGAAATCAGGAGCGCCAACCTTGAAAAATTGGCTCTCGCATTGGACGTCTCTCCCTATTGGCTGATGTTTGGGGACTCCGATGGACGAGGAGAGGTGGTCGCCGAATCGTCTATCTCCGCGCAAGACCTCCTCAGGTTCTATCAAGCGCTTAAACCCCGATCTCGAAGCATGATCGAACATTTGATCGTGCTTCTCTATCTCGACGACACCGGCGAATCGTCTCCAAGTTCTTCTGCCAAGAGCATCATTTCTCTCTTGAGGCATCCTCCTAAACCTCAGAGCTAGTGAAGTGGAAATGAGCTTGTTCTTCTCCTGACGGCTGGTCCATCCTTCGTGGTCCTCGCCCGACACGGGCATCATTTATCGCAAGAAAAAAGCTTTGCATTGCGATCGCGCGTGCTCTATCATTCTGCGGGGAATATTCTGCTGGTGTCGCAATCGCGCGCTCTGGAATGTGCTTTCCGGAATGCTGGGTCCGATGTCTTGCGATCGGTAGCCACGATCGTCTTACTACCGCGCTGATGACGTCCGGCGAACGCCGTGACCACGTCGTCTGGCAGAGGGGACAGGATGACACGCGAGGAATGGCTTGAACTGCGTCGGACCGGTATCGGCGGCTCGGACGCTGCCGCCGCGCTCGGCGAAAGCCCGTACCTGACGCCTTACGAACTGTATCTGGACAAGCTCGGACTTGCGCCGCCGCGCGAGGAAACCGAGCGCATGCGCATGGGCCGGCGGCTTGAGGCTGTCATCGCCGATGAATACGCGCTCACGCGTCGCGTGAAGCTGCGTCGCCGCAACCAGCCGGTGCGCCATCCGAAATATCCGTGGATGTTCGCGTCGCCCGATCGCCTGGTCGAAGGGCAGCGTCTCGGCCTTGAAGCCAAGTCGGTTGATCCCGCCGCGTTCCGCTTCGGCGAGTGGGGTGACGAGGGTAGCGACGCGGTGCCCACTCATTATCTGCTGCAAACCTGTCATTACATGTGCGTGCTCGGTTATGAGCACTGGGATCTGGCCGCGCTCGTCGGCGGTAATCATCTGCGCGTCTACACGATCCACCGCGATCCGGAGCTGGAAGAGATGCTGATCGAACGCGAGCATGCGTTCTGGAAACTCGTCGAGCAACGCGAGCCGCCGGAGCCGGATTTCGCGCATCCGTCGACGCTGCCTTTGCTCAAGCGACTCCATCCGGGCACGGACGGCGGCGTGATCGAGCTGCCGCCGTTGGCCGAGGCGCTTCATCGGACACGTCTTGATTTTGATGCACAAATTAAGGACTGCAAAGCGGGTGCGGATGCCGCTCGCGCGCGCTTGCTGCAACTGATGGGGGACGCCGCAGTGGGCCGTCTGCCATCCGGTGGCGAATACCGGCGCAAGGTCGTGGCGCGCGCGGGTTACGAAGTGGCGGCATCAACCTACGTGGATTTCCGTTTCATCAAGAGCAAGGAGGTGAAATGAACGACGTGATGGTAGCCAATCCGTTCGGCGGCGACGCGGCGCAGGCCGCAGCCGGCGCGCTGATTTCGGTCGAACAACAGAAGGCGATCGCCGAGGTGCAAGCGGCGCTGGTGATGGCGCGCGTTCATCCGCGCGACCCGCGCCGCGCGATGGATCTGATCTTGCAGGACTGCATGCGTCCGACGCTGGCTGAGGAGGCGACGTACCAGTACGCCCGCGGTGGATCGGATATCAGCGGGCCGTCGATCCGGCTTGCGGAAACCATCGCCCGCCGCTGGGGGAACATCGAATCGGGCGTGAAGGAACTGACGCGGCGCGACGGCGTATCCGAATGTTTGGCTTACGCATGGGATCTGCAATCCAATTATCGCGATGTGCGCACCTTCAACGTGCGGCACTGGCGCGATACCAAGAAGGGCGGCTATGCACTGACCGACGAGCGCGACATTTACGAGTCGGTCGCGAACGCGGGTGCGCGGCGCAAGCGTGCCTGCATTCTCGCGCTGATCGATGGTGATGTAGTCGAGGCGGCCGTGAAGCAGTGTGAAGCGACGCTGGAGACGAAGGTCACGGTCGACGAGGCATTTATCGCGCAGATGCTCACGCGCTTTGCGGCGCACGGCGTGTCGCAGGAGATGATCGAAAAGCGTATCCAGCGCCATCTATCGTCGCTCACGCCAGCGCTGGCTGTGTCGTTACGCAAGATTTACAACTCGTTGCGCGACGGCATGAGCACACCGTCCGAATGGTTCGAGGTCGCGTCACCGGAGGGTGACGTCGCGAACGCGCCGCCACGCGGCTCGCGTACCGAGGCGTTGCGCGAGAACCTGAAGGCCAAGCGTCCACGTGCGCGTGTGCCCAAGGCGGAGGAGGTCGCGACGTATGCAATGGTCGCGGATGAACTGAATCTGGCGCGGGACAAGGCAACGCTCGACCTGGCAGCGACCCGTATTCAGGAAGTGGAGGACGCGACGCAACGCACGGAACTGGAAACGCTGTACACGCAACTTGCTGCCCAGTGGGGCGAACAGGAGGAGTGACATGGATGCGATTTCGACCATTGCAGAAGATTTTGACGAATATGCACAGCATGTGTTGGCCGACGCACCGGAGCCCGTGCGCGAGTTTGCGCAAACGGCGTTCTACGCTGGCGCTGGCGCGGTGCTTGATGCGGTCGACAAGATTAGCCGCACGGCCGATAAGCCGGTGGCGGGTGTTGCGGCCATGAAGCGCCTGCGCGAAGAATTTTCGGATTTTGTACGTGAGCGTTTGGCCCGGAGCATCGCGAACGCGCTGGGCGTGAGCAAACTCATGATGGTGGATGTGCGCATCGAGCGCCGTTCGGCAACCGATCCGACTACCGGCGCGAAAGACTGAGCGCAAAGGATGGCGATCGTGAAGCGCGTGGTGACGAACAAGGACGTGCGCAAATTGCTGTCGCGCTATCGCGAACTCGAAGTGACCCGCACGGGACATCACGTGCGGGTCCGCGATCCACGGACCGGCGATTTCGTGATCGTATCGTTGACGAGTTCGGATTGGCGCAGCCTGCGTAAGGTCGAGCACGATCTCGAGCGGCTTCGGACAGGGGAGGGGTACTTGCTGCGGAGCGCGTTACGGCGGTAATAGTGAATGGCGTGCGGCGATGGGAAAATGCCTTGTCCGACGTTTCGGATGATGTCTAACGTGAGCGATTCGCGTTGCCGCATGAGCGGATAACGTAGCAGGAGGGCGTGATGAAGAAGCGTGAGGAAAATCCCGACGGCTCTGCGAGTGCGACGCCGGCGTTCGTTGACGTGGATGACCCGTCAACGGGCTCGTTGGCGAACGTTATTTTGTGTGCATGCGGGCAGCGCGGACTGACGGCCACCACAGTCGATGGACGACCTGCATCGCTCGCGGTGGTTGATCTCGACGGTCGTGTGATCGAGAGTGGCCCTGCGGTCGGCGATGAGGCGTGGAACGTTGTCGTGCACGCGTACCGTCTGTTTCTTCAGGGGCAGGGATACCTGAAGGTGTACGCGACTCCGGAAGGGATGCGGCAGGACGCGTTGCGCGGCCAGTAATTCGCACGGTCAGTCATTCAATTACGCGGCCCGGTGGCCGGGACACGCCTCCGTTTCGATTTCGGGCGTCCCGGCCGCCGTCTGAATCGCCCGCAGATTGGCCGCCGTTCCGGCCCGCCATTCGCCGGTGATGCGGTCGATGTGCAGTAACCGGGCGTTGCCGTTCTTGGCCACCAGCACCATGTCGATGGTCGCATTGCCGGCCACGGGCTGGAAGCCGTGGCGGTAAATCGTGATCTGGCTGAACGTGTCGGCGACCAACTGTCGAGCCTGCAAACGGGCTTCCGGATCAAACGCTTCGACGCCTTTGGCGAGTTGCGCCCATGCTTTCGCCGCAGCGGGCGTGCCTTTGCCGCGCAGCGTCTCCAGTTCACGTTCAAGCGCGTCGACCGCAGTTTGTTCGCGAGCCAGTTGCGCCTCGAGTTCGCGCGCCTTTTGAGTGAAAGCGGCCGGAGCCGAAGCCTCGTCGTCGAGCAACGCTTCGGTCACGCGCGCAAGTTGCTTGTGGGTCTTCGCGACGCGTTCTCGCGCGAGCGCCAGTTTGCTTTCGACAGAGGCGGTCGGCGCTGCGCCTTTGAGCAGCCGGTCCAGATTCATCTGTTCCGAGCAATACGCCATCAGTGCTTTTTCAATGGGCACAACGCTACAACCACCCGCATGGCAGCGTTGTGTAGCCAGCGAACCGGTACAGACGAGGCGACGGTGTCCGTCGGGCGGCAGGCCGTCGGTCTTGCGTTTGCGCGTCAGGTTGTTCTGCGACGCCATCGGGCTGCCGCAGTAGCCGCACACAGTCAGGCGCATGCCGGTGATGATGCCGGGAATGACGCCCTTGCCGGGGCGTCTGCCGCGTTGCGTGAGCAGGTGCTGCAATTCGGCGAATTCGCTGTCACTCAGCACCGGTGGGTAGTAGCCCTTGAGGGTGTAGGTCTCGCCATCGATCTGCACAACCTTGTCGCCGATCAGCGTCGGTTTGCGTAGAATTTCGTAGACGCGCGAGGAGACGCCGATGCCCGCAGCGGCCAATAGTTCCTGTGCGCCAGGCACTCGCATGATGTGGACGCCGCCCAGCCCCTGCTTGAAGCAGTCGATTACCATGCGGATCGTTGCCGCATGTTTTTCGATGAGCACGAACCCGTGTTTGTCATCGCGTGTGATCCAGCGCGGATCGTGTCCGACCGCTACGGTGCCGCGGTAGGTGCCGGCGATCCAGCCTTCGCACTGGCGGCGGATGGCTGCTTTCACGCGCGTGCTCTTGGTTTCGGACTCCTCGTGCGCGCGGATCATCACCAGCAGGCTGTAGACGAGATCCATTGGCTGCGCTTTCAGGCTCTTGAAGTTGTATTCGCGTCCGTCACTGGCGGTAACGACCGTGATACCGGCGTTGATGATCTGCGCGAGCTGCGCTTGCGCGAGGACGGGCTCGGCGCGCGACAGGCGGTCGAGCCCTTCGACGATCAGCACCGAGCCGGCCGGGATGCGTCCGTCTTCGATTGCGCGCAGGAAGGTGCCGAGTGCGCCTTTCTTGACGTGCTTCTGGTGATAGGCGCTCAGCCCCTCGTCACGCAGGGTCAGCGACGCGTCGAGCGTCATGCCACGCTCGGCGGCCCAGCGCGTCGCGTATTCGAGTTGTCGTGCAATGCTGCTGCCGTCGGCCTGCTTGGCGTTGCTAAACCGCAGATAGCTGTATACGCGAGATGCTTTCATGATTTTCTTCGTTGCGCCTTGGCCGGCGCGGCGATAACGTTGAAGGTATCTTGAGTATAGATACTGTTACCGTAGGGAAGTCGACGCTGCTGCGGCTCGTCAACGGCCTCGAACGTCCGAGTTCGGGCAGCGTGCGCGTGCAGGACGTCGACGTCGGCGCGCTCGACGAGGATGGGCTCGTCGCACTGCGCCGCCGTACCGGGATGGTGTTCCAGCATTTCAACCTGCTGTCGGCGAAGACGGTGTTCGAGAACGTCGCGCTGCCGCTGAAGATCGCCGGCGTGCCGAAGGCCGAGCGCACGCGGAAGGTCGATGCGTTGCTCGACCTCGTCGGGCTCGCGGCGAAGCGCGACGCGTATCCGGCGAGCCTGTCGGGCGGCCAGAAGCAGCGCGTGGGCATTGCGCGGGCGCTGGTGCACGACCCGGAAGTGTTGTTGTGCGACGAGGCGACGTCGGCGCTCGATCCCGAGACGACGCAATCGATCCTCGCGCTGCTCGCCGACATCAATCGTCGTCTCGGGCTCACCATCGTGTTGATCACGCACGAGATGGAGGTGATCCGCGCTGTGTGCGACACGGTCGCGGTGATCGAGCAGGGCGAGGTCGTCGAAACGGGCCCGGTGTGGCGCGTGTTCGGCGATCCGCGTCACGGCGCGACGCGCGCGCTGCTCAGCACGCTCGTGCACGACTTGCCTGCCGAACTGGCCGCGCGCGTGCGGCCGTTGCCCGAGCTGGCCGCGCTGCCCGACGGCGCGCAAGTCGTGCTCGACGTCCGCTATACGGGCGAGAGCGGCGGCGAGCCCGACGTCGGCGCGCTCGCGGCGGCGCTCGGCGGGTCGGTGCGCTTCCTGCACGGCGGGATCGAGCGGATCCAGGGGCATGCGCAGGGGCGTCTCGTGATCGCGGCGGCGCCGCGCGCGGATGACGCGGCGCAGTCGCCGGCACGTGGCGGCGCGGTCGCGGCACTGCTCGAGCGCGCACGCCGCCATGCAAACCACGCGGAGGTGCTCGGCTATGTTTGA